CTTCGGACCGTCTCCGCTGCGACCGCTTTACAAGGTCATGGTCGACCAACAAGCGATCGATGAGGCCATGCGGAAGGCATTCCTGAACGGCTGCATGTTTCGCAACGAATGGCGGGTTGCCAGTGATCAGGAGTAAGTGAAGACACGTCAGGCGGCTGCGGCGTGGAAGGACACGCTGGAAATAACGTTCCTGCTGCAGCATGACGAAAGTCGGTACTCAAGCCCGGCCAGCCGTGTGACGTTATCCAGTAGAATTCAGCGCAGACCAGCGCACGACCAGCAACAGCGGCGGCCTGGACACCCACGCGGGCGTTCAGGCCGTTTTCGTTTGTACGAACAGGGGACCGGCCATATGAGCAACGCCCTCGACAAAGCCATCTCGGAAACCCGCTCCCGCTCCCACCAGCTTGTTGAGCTGGCCAAAGCTGCGGCTGCCTCGGCCCCATCCGGCGGCGGCATGCTCAACTACGGCGGATACGGTGGCACGGCGATCGACGGCAACGCCGCGCGCGTCCCGACCATGCAGACCCACGCGGAGCAGTACCGCCACTACAACGGCTGGGTGTACGCCGCCATCCGCCCGATCGGCGAGCGCATCGCCGGCCAGCCTTTCCGGGTCGCCCGTCGCGCCAAGCCCGGCAAGAAACGCCCTCCAGGTCGCACGCGGCACTTCAAGATCGCTGCACGTTCGCACAATCCTGATCGCAAGCCGGTGCGGCCCACCAAAGAAAGCCTGCCTCGCTCATTCAAGCAGTACAGCCAGGACCTCGACGTCCTCGACGATCATCCGCTGATCGACGCGATCGAGAAGCCCAACCCGATCATGGTCCGCTGGCAGCTCTTCAACGTCACGCTCGCGAACCTGTTCCTGACCGGGAAAGCGTTCTGGTGGGTGCGTCAGCCAGAACCCGGCGAGGACCTGGGCGGACCTGAAGGCGAAGAAGCGGAAGGCCGCATTGAAATCTGGCCGGTACCTTCCAGCTGGATCGAGCCGAAGCACACCGCCGAGCGGCTGTTCGACCACTGGCAGCTGCGTCCGGGCGGCTACGGCGAGAAGGTCGACATCCCGCGCGAGGAGATCGCCTACATCTATGAGCCCGACCCGGCGAACCCGATGGGCGCCATCTCCCGTCTGTCCGCCCAAGCGCGAGCAGTGGTGGCCGACGAGGCAATCGCCGAGGCCCAGCGCCGATCCTTCACTAACGGCGTTTTCCCCGGCCTGGCTGTTGTCGTCGGCCGTCATCCTGACATTCGCGGGAATCCCGGTGAGCGCCCGTTCCTGACCAAGGAGCAGAAATCCCAGATCATCCACGCACTCAAGCAGGCTTACCGGGGCGTGCTCGGCTACGACGAGCCCTTCATCCTCGACGGCATGATTGAGGACGTGAAGCGGATCACGAACACGAACAAGGAAATGGACTTCATCAACAGCGGCAAGTACACGAAGAGCCGCATCGTCCAGGGCTTCGGGACCAACCCGATCATCATGGGCGAAATCGAAGGGGCGAATCGGGCCAGCGCCATCGCTGCCGACGAGCACCAGTGCCAGTGGACCGTCAACCCGATCATCGAGCTGTTCAGCCAGTGCCTGACGGCATGGGTGCAGCCGGCATTCGCCGACGACGGCGAGGAGCTGATCGCTTACCTGGAGCCCGCACACGCCGACGATCCCGATCTGAAGATGAACGAGGAGAAGATGCTGTCCAGCATCGGCGGCATGAAAGTCAACGAGGTGCGCACTCGCCATGGGCTGGCGCCGCTCGACCCTGAAGACGGGGACGTGGTTTGGGTGCCGTCCGGAATGGTCAAGCAGCCGATCCGCCTGGTTGGAGAACCGAAGCAAGCGATGCCGCCACCGGCGGCACCACCAGGAGCAGCTGGCGGCGCCCCAGCGCCGGCCGGGGCCGGCACACCGCAGCCCGCCGCCGGACCGCAGGTGCTCTCACCGCGCGAGCGTGCTGGTAGCGGCGTCGAAACGGTCGGCGCCCTGCTCCTGCACGCATCGAATGACCTCGTGAAGACGTCGGCTTCGACTCGAAAAAAGGAAAGTTCCTGGCCCTACAAGACGGGGGCCAGCATCAAGGTGAACGGTGCCGCCGTGCCCGTGCCTTCCGTTGGCCAGGTGCTTACGACGCTGGAGGCGCCATGAGCGACCAGCCTCGCCTCCACATCCTCGCCAAATCGCTCGACAAGGCCGCGATCGCCGCCGTCTGGCTCAAAGCTCACGGTGCCAGCGAGCGAGCCCTCGCAGCCGACCTCAAGGGCTACTTCGTCGGCATCGGCCAGACGGTCACCCAGCAGGTTGAGGAACGGATCGACGATCTCCTCGACGAAGCCACGGAAGGCATGACCGAGGATGAGATCGGCGACTTGGCCGAGGAGTTCGCCGACGACCTGATCGACATCGACGAGGTGTACGACGAGATTCTCGACCTGGTGCGCCCGCACATCGCGGACATGGTGACGACGGGCGCGGCCAGCGAGTTCCGCCTGTTCGCGCCGCAACGGTCGCTCGACGTCGCCTGGCTCAAGCGGCCGCTGGTGAAGCGGGCGCAGCTCAAGGCGGATCACCCCATGTCGATCGACCTGCCGCCGGCCATGCAGGACGCTGTCGACGAGTACACGGAGCAGATTCTGGGCCAGCCATACTGGCGCGACGTGGCCGAGACGGTGCGCGACGACATTGCGGAGGACGTGCGCCGGGGCGTGCTGGATGGGCGTAGCGGGAAGGAGATCGCGGACAAGATCGGCGAGACGATGGGGGAGGATGGGAGCGAGGCGCGCAGCAACAACATCGCGAGGACCGAGGCGACGGGCGCGCTTAACCAGGGTCATCAGGCTACGCGCGACGAGCTGGAGAAGGATGGCCTGGTCAAAGGCAAGACCTGGCTATCGATTCTCGACAAGAGCACCCGCGAATCGCATGAGGACGCTGACGGTCAGGAGGTCGAGAACGACGCCAAGTTCACGGTCGGCGAAGAGGAGTGCCTGTATCCTGGTGACCCGGACCTGTCCGCCGCCGAGCGCTGCAACTGCCGGTGTACGGCGACGTCGGTTACAATCTCCGACGAGGAACTGGCCGCATTGGAGAACGAGGACGCTGAGAAGCGGATGAAGCGAGCGAAGTGGGTTCAGGATCTGCTGGCCAATGGAGGGACGACACCATGACCGCGAGCAGTAGCGGGGAAATAATTCTGCCGAGCGATCGGTGACGGCGCTGCGATACGGTGGTGATTGCGAAATCTGCCACCGTTGCTGTTCGTCATTGATCCGCCGAGAGACCATGCGCGGCGTGCAGTTCCGGTGTAACAAGTGCGTCTCGAAGGCTGGCCATGGGTCCTGGTCTGTTCGTATCCACGCCGCCCTGTTGTGGATCGCCTACTGCTTGTTCACGGGTGAGACCATGCACTGGCTTGACGCCAGAAAGGCGACACGTGCGAAAAGAAGAAGCACGCCGACCTAGACTTCACCAATTACCGCTGTTCCGTGTGCGGCGAAACCTGCGAGTACACATGAGCGAACTGCCAACCATCGTGGTCAACTACGGTCCCTGCCTGGCATGCGGCAAGGAGACGCTGGCTCAGCATCCGCTGCCGAAAACGGACCGATGGCGGGCCTATGCGCACCAGGACTGTGTCCGGCGGGCTGCTGGTGATGGCCATGCCGAACACGATCGGATCGAGACCGTCAAGCTCCTGCACGGCGATCCAGACGCTCCAGAGCCGCAAGGGGTACTCGAGTACGAGACTCTGGACGTCATCACCGAAGTCATCACCGTCTCGAACATGCCCCAAAGCTGGCTCGAAGGAACGGCCTTCGCCAGTTGCGACATCTCGTCGCCGCCTCTCGATCCTCTGGACGACATCAAGTCCGATTTGCTGGTGGACTCCCAAGGCCAGTAGCCTCACGTCATGACCAAGCCAGCGGCCCCCAGCGTCGAGGAGCAGGAAATCAGCGACCGCCTCGACAGAGCCATCAACCGTTTCCTGGCGCTGGCCTCAGACCGGCACAAGGCTCGGGCCTGGGGCAAGCTCACGCTGGAGACCGAATGGGAAGACGGTTTTCCCAAGAAGCGCAAGATCGTGTTCGAGGAGACGCACGTCAAATGAGATGGCCCATGCACGTCGAAGACGAGATTCCCTTCGTGTTCCCCAGCACGGGTGATCCGACGAAGGACCAGGAGATTGCCGACGGCATCCAGCGGACCAATGAGCGAATCAGCGCTGGCCTCTGTCCCAACGCTTGCGGCCCACTGGTCGCCGTGAATCCATACCGGGACAGCTGCGAGAAATGCGGCTTCGTCTATGTCCGAAACGTTCAGCGCCCGGGACTGAACTGATAAACGACCCCGGCCCAAGCGGAGGCACCTCATGATCCCGTTCGGCTCCATCGTCATCCCCGGCAGCAATCCCCAAGCATTCTCGCCCACGGCGACTCCCTCCAAGCTGAACGTCTTCACTGGAAACGGCGCCTCCAGCAGCGCCAGCGAGGGCGATCAGTCCGTGCAGCCGGACCATGCCAACAGCCAGATTCTCGTGTACAAGCCCGGGAACTACCTGGTGATGTTCCAGGCCATCGTGCAGGCCGACGGCGAGCAGCCGGCCGACTTCTACCTGTACGCCAACGGCAGCAAGGTCGCGGACCTCGGCGCCCAGGTGACCTTCAAAGGCAGCCAGTACCAGCCGATTTCTTTCTGGGGCCTGTACCAAGCCACGAAAGCATTCACTGACACCTCGCTCACGGACGCGCTGACGATCTACGTCGCCAGCGACGACTACAACGGCAACGATGAGGACTTGACGATCGCCTCGGCGGCGCTGCTGGTCATGCGCATGAGCTGACCGCGCAGTTTGCTCCCGCTTGCCGAGCCCGATACGATACGAACAGCAGATTTGCCAAGACCAGAGCATCATCCTCGAGGGCCTGGTTGCTTCTTCTTGAAGCGACCGGGCCCTTTTTCGTTTCACGGGGCCAGCCTTGCAAGACGTGAAAACGATCCTCGAAGCCATCCAGAAGCGCACCCAGCGCAACGGCATCGCCGGCGGCATTGGCCTGGCGATCGACTATGTCTCCTCGATCAACTCCTGCCTCGCCGACGGCGTGTGCGCGGCCAAGTTCGCCGGGGCTGACTCACGCGACGCATGGGCCGGTTGCATCAAGGAGGCCGAGTCGAAGCTGACCTGGCGGGACGATGGCATGCTCGTCAAGGGCGAGTCGCTGGTCCTCAGCGACGGCATCGGCATCACGCCAGGCGCCTGCCTCGACTTCGAGTGCGTCATCACGAGCAGCAAGAAGGATCGCGACGGGGACGTGATGGAGCCGACGGGCGCCATCCTCGACCCGCGCATGCCGCTGCTTTGGCAGCACCTGCCTTTGCAGCCTATCGGGAAGATGCTCAAGCCTCTCGACCGCAACGCGCAGCGCGTCCGCGGCAAGTATTCGGTCATCGACAGCGTCTTCGGACGCGACGTCGCCCAACTCATTTCGTTCGGCGTTCTCAGAATTTCCCACGGCTTCCGGCCCATCGAGTACGAGCCACTCAAGGGCCGCAAGGAGCAGGACAGCCCCGAGAACGGCTGGCACGTGAAGCGCTACGAGATCATGGAAGTCAGCGTTGTCTCGTGCCCGAGCAATACTGACGCAGAGATTGACGCAGTGCTCGACGCCTTCGGCCGGGAAAAGCTCCACCACCAGCTCATCAAGGGCTGGGCTGGCCGCATGTACGAGAAGCGGCCGGCTATGGTCACCAGCGGCTTCAAAGCCGAGCCGGCAAGCACACCCGCCAACGTCACCATCCACATCGGCGACACCAAGGCCGCCTGCGCCTGCAAGGCCAACAAAGAGCGCCATGGCCTTGCCGACCCGCGTCGCTGGAACAAGTCGCTCGGCAACATCTTCGACCAGGCCGAGCCCTACGATGTCGAGCCGTCGACGGTCCTCTACGGCTGGGTGTCCAAGTACCTCGACTGCGAGATCAAGCACATCTTCCCGCTGCACACCGGCATCCCGTCCGCGCGCATGGGCAGCTTCCTGACCGGCCTCAAGCGTGCGCTTGCTGGCCAGCAGCTGGAGGACACGCGCAACTTCACTCACGGCGGCAAGGAAGAGCCGCCCGTTCACGAAGTGATTCAGCTCACCTCGGCCACGCGTGATGATTTTCTGGTTGAGGGCATGGCGTTCTACAAAGGGAGCCACGGCAAGTTCATCGTCAAGTACCAGCCGACTTTCCACGGCCTCGAGCTGACCGTGTACTCGCACGAGGACGTCAAGGACTTCACCCAGGACCTGGTCGACAATGCCTGGGATTGGGCGCGCGCGAACAACTTCCTCAAGGGCGAGGCGTTCGCCCTGTCCGGCGAGTTCCTCGAGCGCACCAGCGAAACATGGGGCGATGTCTTCCTCGAGGAGAAGAACAAGCAGACGCTGCAGCGCACCATCGACTTGCTGAACGAGAAGGGGAAGGACTTCGCCAACCGGGGCGTGATCCTTACCGGGCCTGCAGGAACCGGAAAGACGCTATCGGGGCGCATCATCCGCAACACCGCCAACGCCACGTTCATCTGGGTGTCGAGCCGTGATTTCCACTACGCCGGTTCGTTCGGCGGCATCGCCTTCGGCTTCGAACTGGCCAAGGAACTCGCCCCGGCCGTCCTGTTCATCGAGGACTGCGACAACTGGCTGTACGACACGACCATCGATCTGATCAAGACCGAGATGGACGGCATATCCCGGTCCAAGGGCGTGCTCACGATCCTGACGACCAACTATCCCGAGAACCTGCCTCCGGCCCTGATCGACCGACCGGGGCGGTTCCACGACGTGCTCAAGTTCGATCTGCCGAGCGCCCAGGCCAGGCAAGAGATGCTCACGAAATGGCTCGCCGGCCTGCCAGCCGGCGAGATCCAGAACGCGGTCGCACAGACGAGCGGCTACAGCGGCGCCCACGTTTACGAGCTGGCCCACTTCGCCAAGACGCTGCAAGATCACGATGGGCTGGCGCCGGTGGCCGCGCTACAGGAGGCCCTGCGGAAGGTCGAAGAGCAGCGCGAGCTGATCAGCGACATCCAGACCCAGGGCAGCAGCTACCGGCCGCGACGACAGTTTGCGAACGAGCGCAAGGATTTCTCCAGCCAACCGTGGATGACGGTGAAGGCTAAGGAACTCGCCTCCGACCTGCCGCACCCCTGCAAGGAACCCGGCTGCAAGAAGCCGGCCGTGACGGGCAGCGACTGGTGCGAGGAGCACGACCCGTTGCCGAAGAGCGGCAAGAGCGCCGTCCCGTTCGAGGAAACACCGAAGTCCGACAAGGACAACTGGGATGCCGACGCCGCGATCGGGCGCCTGCGGGCCTGGTCAGGCGTGAACGACGACGAGCCGACGGCGGCGGCCTGGGGGAAGTACCGCCGCGGTTTCGCCTGGTACGACGACGAGAACCTCGAGACCTTCGGGGCGTACAAGCTGCCCCATCACGATGTCGAGGACGGCAAGCTAGTCGTCGTGTTCCGTGGCGTGGCGGC